AACGCAAATATATTGATAGTTACAGGTACAGGTGTAAATGTAGCAGGTACATTAAATGCTACAGGCAATGCTAATGTAGGTAATTTAGGTGCTACAGGTGTTACAGCAACTACATTAGGTGGTACTTTAACAACTGCTGCACAACCAAACATCACATCAGTTGGTACATTAACTAGTTTGACAGTAACTGGGACAACAACATCAGGTAATTTCGCAACTGCTGGTAATATTACTGCAAGCTTCTTAGTAAGTAATGTAGCAACTGGTACAGCACCATTAACAGTTACATCAACTACCCGTGTAGCAAATCTAAATGTGGCCTATGCTAATGTTGCTGATTTAATAAATGTTTCCGATGTAACAACCGGCACATATTATCCAATTCTTGCTAATGCGTCAACAGGTAATGTAAGCGAAGGTTCAAACGCTAATTTAACATTTAATGCAGCAACAGGTGCATTAAGTGCAACATTGTTAACTGGTACACTAACTACAGCAGCACAACCAAATATAACTTCATTAGGTACATTGACAGGTCTTGGTGTAAATGGTACAATCACAGGTGTAAACATAACAGCAAATACTGGTGTATTCACAGGTAATGCTAATGGCATTAGTAGTGTACAAGCAGGTAATATTGTTGGCACAACATTAAGTTCAACCGTAGTAACATCTAGTTTGACTACTGTAGGTACATTAGGCTCACTAAATGTAAGTGGTAACATTACAGCACCAAACTTGATTGCAAACACTGGTTATTTTATCAGTTCAGTTTCTACTGGTGTAAGTGCTAACGGTTCAACTCAAGCGACTGCTACAGCACTTACCAGAGATGTCAATGTTGTTTCAACCGTAACAAGTGGTCAAGGTGTAGTATTACCAACTGCTGTTGCAGGTATGCGTATAACAGTTATGAATACTAGTGCAAATAGCTTAAGTGTGTATCCAGCAACTAATGGTATTATTAATAGTGCTGCTGCAAACGCTGCTTATTCTTTAGTGTCAGGTGGCCGTCTTGATTTCTTGGCTACAACAACGACACAATGGTACACATTGGGTGCTACATTTGCTTAATGATTAAAGGCATAAACGCCTTTAATCTTGGGTAACTTTAGTTCTGATAAGTAGTACAATGAATGTTTTTCAGCAGGATTTTTATACTCGCCTCAAAAGTTGGCATGACTTGAGAGAATCACTAACCAACGCAGAACTTAATACAACTTGTATAAAAGTTGATGAGTTTTGGCAAAAAGCTCCAATTATAAGTCATTATCTACACCCTGATTTTATAGATGATTGGCCCAACCCATGGGAGCTAATTAATGAAAATATGTATTGCCCATACGGTAGGGCATTAGGTATGGTATATACATTATTGTTATTGGGCATTAAAGATATTGACTTTGTGTTAGCAAAAGACGATAATAGTGAAGAGGTTGTATTAGTCTTGGTCGATGACGCAAAATATATACTTAATTACTGGCCAGACACAGTAGTAAATAACAGTTTAGATCAATTCACGATAGTTAAAAAATTCAAAATAACCTCACTGATGGCAAAGATATGATGAGTACAAATATACAAGTAACAAAACGAAACGGACAAAGAGAGAACTTAGACTTAGAAAAACTACATCAAGTAGTATTTTGGGCAACTGAGAATATAACAGGGGTAAGCCCAAGCGAAGTAGAAATAAAATCACACTTACAATTTTATAATGGCATTAAAACTAGTACCATACAAGAAACACTTATAAAAAGTGCAGCAGATTTAATTACCGAAGAAACACCAAATTATCAGTATGTTGCTGGTAGACTTATTAACTATCATCTACGCAAAGAGGTTTATGGACAGTATAATCCATCGCCATTGTATAATTTAATTGTGAGAAATGTTGATTCTGGTTTTTATGATCCAGAATTATTACAGACATATAATAGAGATGAATGGCAAATTATTGAAAGCTATATAAAACATGAAAGAGATATGCAGCTTAGTTATGTAGCAATGGAACAGTTTCGTGGTAAATACTTAGTACAAAATAGAGTAACTGGTCAAATATTTGAAACTCCACAAGTCTGTTATATACTTATTGCTGCTAGTTTGTTTGGTAAGTATCCAAAAAATAATAGATTGCAATATGTAAAAGATTATTATGATGCTATAAGCACACACCAAATCAGCCTACCCACCCCGGTAATGAGCGGGGTAAGAACGCCCCAAAGACAATTTAGTAGTTGTGTGCTTATAGAAACCGATGATAGTTTGGATAGCATTAATGCTACAGCCAGTAGCATTGTAAAATATGTAAGTCAAAAAGCAGGGATAGGTATAGGTGCAGGTAGAATCAGAGCATTAAATAGTCCTATTAGGAATGGTGATGCATATCATACAGGTGTCATTCCCTTTTACAAGTTATTTCAAAGCGCAGTAAAAAGTTGTAGTCAGGGTGGTGTCCGAGGTGGCGCAGCAACATTATACTATCCTCTTTGGCATTATGAAGTAGAAGATTTGTTAGTCCTTAAAAATAATAAAGGTACTGATGATACCAGAGTCAGACACATGGATTACGGCATACAATTCAATAAAACAATGTATGAAAGACTATTAACGAACGGTGAAATAACATTATTCAGTCCGCATGATTTACCTGAAATGTATGAAGCCTTTTTTATTGACAGTGATAAGTTTAAAACACTATATGAACAGGCAGAAAAAAACCCAAAAATTAGAAAAAAGAAAGTAAAAGCTATTGACTTATTCAGTGCTTTTGTGCAGGAGCGGAAGGATACAGGCCGTATCTATTTGATGAATGTAGATCATGCCAACACACATAGTAGCTTCAAATCTGAACTTGCTCCTGTAAGAATGAGTAATTTATGTTGCGAAATTACATTACCAACTATACCACAAAACGATATACATGACGAAAATGCTGAAATAGCACTATGTACATTAAGTGCTATCAATTTAGGTGTGTTTAAAGATCCGCAAGAAATGGAAAAACCATGTACACTTGCTGTAAGAGGTCTAGATGCACTATTAAGTTATCAAAACTATCCTATTATAGCTGCAAAACTAGCCACAGAAGCACGAAGACCATTAGGTATCGGTATTATTAATTTTGCATATTTCTTAGCTAAAAACGATGTAAAATATAGTGATCCAGCAGCGTTGCCTCTTGTAGATAAGTGGGCACAATATTGGAGTTACTACTTAATCAAAGCAAGTGCTGATTTAGCCAAAGAACAAGGTGCATGTGGTAAGAGTTATCAAACGAAATACAGTGATGGTATATTGCCTATCGACACATATAAAAAAGATATAGATGAGTTGGTACCGCATACAAATTATGTTGACTGGGACAGTTTACGGTCTCAGCTTAAAACATATGGTATAAGAAACAGTACATTAATGGCTCTTATGCCTGCTGAAACTTCAGCACAAATAGCAAACGCTACTAATGGCGTAGAACCTCCTAGAAGCTATGTCAGTGTCAAACAAAGTAAACACGGGTCACTCAGACAAGTTGTGCCTGAATTTCGCAGATTAAAAAATAAGTATGAATTATTATGGGATCAGCGTAGCCCAGAAGGCTATTTGAAATTAATGGCAATATTACAAAAATATATTGACCAAGCAATAAGTGTAAACACAAGTTATAACCCTGCATTTTACGAAGATGAAAAGATCCCGATGAGTGAAATGCTAAAACATCTTGTCATGCACTACAAATATGGTGGTAAAACACTATATTACTTTAACACCAATGATCAATCTGGTGAAATAGATGTAGAAAAAATAACAAAGACAGCAGAACCAACTCCACAAGTCATAGCACAAGAAGAATGTGATAGTTGTGTAATATAATAAAAAGGATAAACTATGACCGTTTTAAATTTGAATGCGGAGAAATCCCATATTCATAGCCCAATGTTTTTAGATCCAAATGGATCATTGGGTATGGCAAGATATGATACACTAAAATACAGACAATTTGAGAAATTAACAGAAAAACAATTAGGATTCTTTTGGCAACCGCAAGAAATTGATATTATCAAAGATGCAAAAGATTTTAAAGATTTAACAGATAATGAACAGCATATTTTTACAAGTAATCTTAAGAGACAAATATTACTAGACAGTGTGCAGGGCCGCAGCCCTAATTTAGCTTTTCTACCTATAGTTAGTATTCCTGAATTAGAAACATGGATTGAAACATGGGCATTTAGTGAAACGATTCATAGTAAAAGTTATACACATATTATTAGAAATGTATACAGTGATCCTAGTAAAGTTTTTGATGAAATGCAAAACATACATGAAATTATTAGTTGTGGACATGATATTAGCAGATATTATGATGAATTGATTGAATACAGCCAATGGTATCAATTATTAGGGGAAGGGAAACACCAAGTCAATGGCAAAGAGGTTAATGTTGACCTTTACGAACTTAAGAAAAAGCTATGGCTCACATTAATGAGTGTCAATGTATTAGAAGGTATAAGGTTTTATGTTAGTTTTGCATGTAGCTGGGCTTTTGCTGAAGTTAAAAAAATGGAAGGTAATGCTAAAATTATTAAGCTTATTTGCCGTGATGAGAATGTGCATTTAGGATTTACACAAACAATATTAAAATTATTACCAAAAGATGATGCTGACTTTGAAAAGATTAAAACAGAAACGATGGACGAAGTTGTTGATATGTTCAGACAAGCGGTAGAACAAGAAAAAGCTTGGGCCCATTACTTATTTAAGGATGGTTCCATGATCGGATTGAATCAACAACTACTTAGTGATTATGTAGAATGGATAGCAAATAAACGATTAACAGGATTAGGATTTCAGCATTTGTACAAGGGAGGCGCCAATCCTTTGCCTTGGACAGCAAAATGGATAGCAGGAAGTGAAGTACAGGTAGCTCCGCAAGAAACAGAAATAAGCAGCTATATGATTGGTGCTGTTAAACAGGATGTAACAGAAGATACATTTAAAGGATTCACATTATGAAGTTGACAGTCTATACTCGCAGTACACCGCCTTGCCCTTATTGTGTACAAGCAAAAAACTTCCTTACACTTAAAAAGATTGAATTTAGTGAGGTAGATATTGCAAAGGATGAATTTGCAAAACAAAAACTCGTTGATATGGGTTTACGAACGGTACCCCAAATATTTTTAGGTGATAGCCTTTTTGTTGAAGGTGGATTCAGCGGGCTAAGTAGTCTAAGCGATACTGAAATTAATAACAGATTGCGTAATTTTGAATTAGGATCAATATGAAATTTACACCAAATACAGTTTATACATTTAAATTAACATCAGGAGAAGAACTTATAGCGAAAGTAACAAGCGATATTGATGATAATGGATATGTTTCAATTATAGAACCTGTAGCAGTAGCCCCAGGTCCTCAAGGAATGGGTCTTATACCCAGTCTTTTCACGGTAGATCAAAATACTGAATTAAAAATTAATACGAAGAATGTATTAATGTGTGCTGCAACTGCAAGTCAAATTACAGATAAATACATAGAAGCTACAACAGGAATTAAAGTTCCTAGTAAGCAAATTCTAGTGGGGTAAGATGCCAAAATTAAGCAGGGTAGGGGATACAAATCAACCAGGTGGGCAAATTGTACGGGGAGCAGGAACCGTATTTGCCAATGGTATTAAAGTAGGGCTGCATGTTAGTCTTATAACACCACATGAGCCTTGGCCTAGACCAAAAAACAATCCCCACCCACCTCATAATGCAGCAAGAACTACAGATGGTAGTCCTACTGTATTTGCTGAGAATTGCCCTGTTTTAAGAGTGGGATCAGGTAATACTTGTGGACATAGTATTGTACAAGGAAGCCCTGATGTATATGTACCATGACCGCTGCTTCAGGAAAACAAAGCCCACTAGGGATTAACACACTAAGCGGGCTGTTACAAAACACCGGTTTAAATATTAATGCAAATTTCACTACCTATGTTGGTAGTAGTTCTAATGTTAATAATTATACATCTGGTACAATAGTCAGTTCGACATTACTAGCAAAAATAACTCAGGCTAAACAATTAGCATTCGCTAAACTCGGTACTAACCCGAGTACAGAGGTTAATGTTTCTGTTTACACTAATTTAGTAAATTGTGGAAGTAGTTTGATACCATCTTTAGCTAATTCAGACCCCTCAACATATAGTCCTGTTAATAATGCTACAAGCACAAATGGTACAACTGAAGTCATTACTTGTACAAGTACAAGTAATTTTTTGTTAAACAATCCTGTAATCTTTAGTGGAACAAGCTTTGGTGGCATAACATCAGGGACAATTTATTATGTAAAAACAATAGAAAGTAGTACAGAATTTACAATAAGCACAACACCAAGTGGTAGTACGCATAATCTGAGCACTGCTACAGGCACATTAGCTATATTTAATACTGCATTCTATCAAAATGGTTTTTTAGCTAAAGTAGCATTACAGGCATATAATGAGTTTAATTATAATGGATCTACTAGCTACAGTGATTTCTTACAGAGTTTTTTAACTTGTTATTCATACCTGAAACAAAATAATAGTACAATTGCTACAATGAGTAATGCTCCGTCATTTATGGATGGCACTTATAGTAATATGAATGATTTAATTACGAGTGATATAGCAGGAGTTAATTTAGCATTGTTAGATTTTGGACAGGATTTAATAAACACAGGAAAAATTATCAACTTAGGAACGATTCAAGATTTTGGAACGCCTAGTAATCTGTTGAAAACATTACAAACTAATAATGCACTTACAAAATCAGTATCATTGGCATTATTAATGTCTGATTTAACTACTAGTGAGTTAGGTTTAATACTTGGTAATTTAACTGTGCCTAATCCTGAACAAGAACGAAAAATTTATGAAGCCTTTAAGATTATTGTTGGTGATGATTTAAAAGAGATTCTAGTTCCATTAAATGTAAACACCGTAGGGTTAGAATCGCTAGCTGATTTACTTGATGTAAAAAAACTTTTTCCAACGAGTTGGCCTAGTATGACAGTACCGGCTTATAATGTAAACGGAGCTCCTGCCAACAGTAAAATTTACTATCCTATTTTTGCACCAACAGGTGGTGTAAACAGTCAATTAACTGCAATACCTGTTAATATAGCGGATTGTGGATAATGTCTTACGATCAAATAGGAAGCGCAGTTGTAAATCCTAAATTACCTTTTGGTAATGATGTACCAACAAGGGCTGCTGCAATAGCCGAATTAAATGATATATTATCTAGTAAGATTTATACTCCTACTAGTGAAATACTTAATGTTCCACCAGTAACTACTGCCAATATACCTATTCTAAAGCCTGAATTAACAAATGCTGTACCACAAAATATAGCTACGGCAGCAAACGCTTTTGCAGTTTCAATGCTACAAGTAAAAAATGTTCAACAAATGAATGTTGAAGCATTAGCACAAGTTATTCCAAATTTAGAGACAATTAAAGATTTAAATGTAAATGGTACTAACATACCTGTTAATTCAACACAAGTCAATGCTGCCAAATCTTTAATTGCAAATGGCAGTGGTCAAGATGGTACTTACACCATGTGCGACTTTTTTGGCGCTATGAGTGGCGTAGGGTACGATTATGTAACACTCTTATCAAGCATTGATAGTTTGGATACCACAGTACTTGAAACAATTTATGATAGTATGATAACATTGTTAAGTGGTGCAGGACCTTATAATGCGTCATTACAGACATTGATTACCAATGCACAAACAGAAATGCAAAATATTATTAATGGTCAATATCAAAAGGTACAAGCGTTAAATACTTTATATAATGGATTTGGTACACAATTAACAATTGAGCAAAATGCAAGAATAAATGCTTTACCTAATCCTGATGATATAGTAGCATCACAGTATCCTAGCACTACAATAAGTTTTGTAGACCAAGTACAAAACATGGCAGTTGAAACACAACCGTGTATGGCAGCACAAGTTTTAGAAAATATTAGTGATACAGCAACTAGTACTGGCCAATCATTAATTGGCATGATGAGAGAAACTAGAAATCAAGCAAGATTAGAATTAGCAGGAGGACAATTAGAAAATAATATCCCTGATGTTTTACCCGAAGTTGCAGTAAATAACTTAGGGTTAGACAAAGCAACTGGAGCACCAAATACTCCAGGGAGTTTGGCTGGAACTCCGTTTCAATCCTTAGTACCACCCAGCCTAGATGTGTTTAACATCACACCTACAATTGCACCGTCAATCTATACACCTGGTCAAGCATCAGATGAAGTTGAATTGTGTAATTGTGACTGTTGGCAAAATTAGTTTAAAAACACTTTTTTATTAAACTAATATTGCCTTTACCTGAAAGGAGAGTATATGTTAAAATTACATGACATAAATTATTATTTTATAACTTTTATGTTGTTTATTATGTTTGTGTTGGGTAACTGGCAACAAACGATTATGGAAAACTTTAAGAACTATGACACTGAGATGCAAAGAATTATAGCTAAATCGGAAAGTTTTGCAGTACAAAAAGCAAGTGAAGCACAAACAGTAATTCAAGCAAGTAATAAATGGTTTGAAAAACAGTTAAGATGTATGGCTTTAAATATTTTTTACGAAGCCAGAGGAGAACCTGCACTTGGTCAAGCAGCAGTTGGAGCAGTTGTATTGAATAGAATTACGCATGGTTTTGCAAGTGATGTATGTGCGGTAGTGTATCAATACAATGTAGTAAAAACTGAGGACGAAAGTAAAAAGGTTTGTCAGTTTAGTTGGGTATGTGATATTACGAGAAAAGCTCCTAGTATCTATGATCCAAGTTGGAGACAGGCACAATCAATTGCCAAGGACTTAATGACTACGGAAAAATACAAAGATGTATTAAACGATAATGTATTATATTTTCATAGTACT